CCGAGAAGAGATCCGAGCAATCACTGAGCAGGAGTCCAACGCAATCATCATCGCAAGTTATGGGACATTTTCTACAGGCATTAATATTAAAAAATTACACAACATTATTTTTGCATCACCTTCAAAATCAAGAGTAAGAAACCTCCAGTCAATTGGTAGGGTCTTAAGGAAGGGGGAAAATAAAAACAGTGCTGTGCTTTATGACATCGCTGACGACATTAGCAATAATGATAAGTCACCGAACTACACATTAAATCATTTGTTTGAAAGAATTAAGATTTACAACCAGGAAAATTTCGACTACGAAATTGTAAACATTAAATTCAGAAAGTAGTATGCAAGAGTTTTACGCAAGTATTAAATTAAAATGTGGTGAAGAATTAATTTGCATTGTTACAGAAACATGCCCAGAGGATGATTACATCTCAATCAAAGATCCAATCGGAATTGAAGAGATTGAAATCCCTGGCATGTTCCAGGGAATGAAAATTAAATCGTGGATGAAAATCGCCCACCAAAATGAATTCGTTATTAACGGTAGTGACATCATTACATTCAAAGAAGTTGAAGGAGAAGTCATCAAGTTCTACCACCACAGTTTGGCAAAATTGGAACACAATGAGATCAGAAAGGAACTGAAGAGACGACAACCGCCCACACCAAAAAAGAAAGAAGGTCAAGTACCATTAGATAGAGACATGGGATTTATCTCTGATCTTGATGATGCTATAAACCTTCTAGAAAATATGTGGAACTCAGAGTCATATTCTAAAGATAATAAAGAATAACTCTAAGTACTTAAAGCTGTTTTCTGAACTCTGACCGAGTTATTATACACAGATTCCAGACCCTTGTCAAGCCATCAATATTGTGTTATGATATGGTGAGAAATCCAATCTAGTTAACATGCCTAAAGAAAAGGAACACTATGTAAACAACAAGGATTTCCTTCATGCCATCGTTCAATACAAGAAAAAAGTGGAGATCGCGGCAAAGAATGGAGATCCAAAACCACCTGTCGGTGAATACATCGGTGGGTGCTTCCTGAAGATCGCCCAGCACTTATCGTACAAACCTAACTTCGTCAACTACATGTTTAAGGATGACATGATTGGTGACGGGATCGAGAACTGCATTACATATATTGATAACTTCAATCCAGAGAAGTCACAGAATCCGTTTGCATACTTTACTCAAATCATCTACTACGCATTCCTTCGGAGGATTCAGAAGGAGAAGAAGCAGGTAGACATTAAGAACAAGATGATTGAGAAGTCGGGATACAGTGAAGTATTCACTGGTGATGAATACGGGTGTGACGCTTCATACGAACAGATTAAAAATTCTCTTGAACAGAAAATGAGGTATTGATGAAAGTTGCTATTATTACTGACCAGCACTTCGGCATGAGGAAGGGTAGTCAGATTTTTCATGACTACATGAAGAAGTTTTATGATGAAGTATTCTTTCCGACATTAGATAAGAACAACATCTCTGTTGTGCTTGATCTTGGTGATACCTTTGACAATCGTAAGTCGATTGATTTTTGGTCACTAGATTGGGCAAAGAAAAATTATTATGACAAACTTGCTGAACGAGATATCTCTGTATACACGGTAGTGGGAAACCACACTTCTTATTACAAGAACACTCTTGACTTAAACGCAGTCAACATGCTCTTGAGTGAATATGAAAATGTTTTTCACATCACTAAACCAATAACAATCACGATTGGGAATTTACCAATCTGCTTCATCCCCTGGATCTGTGTCGATAATGAGACGGAGACATTTGAAGAGATTGCCAATACCGAAGCAACAGTTGCAATGGGACATCTTGAGTTGTCAGGATTTGAAGCACACCCTGGATACATTATGGAACATGGGATGAGTGCTGATGTGTTCTCTAAGTTCAAGAAAGTATTATCTGGTCACTTCCACCATCGCTCTAATTATGGTAATGTATATTACCTAGGAAATCCTTATCAAATGTATTGGAACGATTTTGGAGATGTACGAGGGTTTCATTTATTTGATACAGAGACAACAAACCTGAAGTTTATCAAGAATCCTTTCAACATGTTTGAGAAGATTTACTACAACGATACGGTTACAGACCCTGACTCTGTAGATACTAATGAGTATTCAAATAAGTTTGTAAAACTCATTGTGGAGAAGCGTAGTAATTACTACGCATATGATAATATTGTAGAGCGCCTCTATCAATCTGGGACTCATGATCTCAAGATTATTGACAACACTCAGGAAGAAATTAATCCTAGTGGAGATATTGAGGTTGAAGGTACACTTTCCTTTCTTGAAAAATATATAGAAGAAATTGACTACGAAGACAAAGATACTTTGAAATCGATTATTGGTTCAATTTATGCAGAATCTCTACAGTTGGAATAATGTACATACTCACCGTTAAAGGAAAAGAAGATGAAGGAGCGTATGCTCCTAGTTTTAATCAACAAAACATCTTGTATCTTTTTATTGATGAAGATGATGCTGAACGACACTCTGGTCTTTTAGCAGCAGACGATTATCCTGAGATGGTTGTAACTGAAGTAGACGATGACGTTGCCATTGGTATTTGTAAAGAGAATGGTTACTCATACTGCATTGTAACTCCTGACGACATTATCATTCCCCCTACCGCTGATGATTGAATTTAAAACTATTAAATGGAAAAATTTCCTGAGCACAGGAAATAACTTTACTGAGATTAATCTCAATGATCATAATAAGACATTAATCGTTGGTGAAAATGGTGCAGGCAAATCGACAATCTTAGATGCACTGTGCTTTGGATTGTTTAACAAACCTTTTCGTAAGATCAACAAACCACAACTAGTCAACTCTATCAATCTTGCTGATTGTAGAGTTGAGATTGAATTTTCTATTGGTAAGATCAATTGGCAAATTAATCGTGGTATAAAACCAACGGTATTTGAGATCTTTAAAGATGGAGTTCAATTGGATCAGAGTGCTTCTGCTGCTGATCAGCAGAAGTGGTTTGAGCAGAACGTACTGAAACTTAACTACAAATCATTCACTCAGATTGTGGTGCTTGGGTCATCTACGTTTGTTCCCTTTATGCAGTTACCTGCTGCTGGTCGTAGAGAAGTTATTGAGGACATCCTTGATATCAGTATCTTCTCTACAATGAATACTATTTTAAAAGATAGGGTCAAAGAGAATAAAGAGTCGATGTCTGATATTGACTATTCCATTTCAATTCTCAAAGAGAAGGTAGACGTTCAACGTAAGTACATTCAGAACCTCAAAGATCAAAGTCAACAGAACGTTGAAGAGAAAGAAAATATTATTTCTGTTCTTGAGGAAAACATTCGACTTAAGCGAGATGAGGTTGAATCCTACATGTCTCGTATGGATTTACTGAACGAGGAAGTTGAGAAGTATTCTGATGTGGATGCTAAGGTCAACAAACTCAGAGAGTATGATATTACCTTTAGTGGTAAAATCAAAGAACTAACCAAGGAACAGAAGTTCTTCACTAACAACGCCAGTTGCCCTACCTGCAACCAGGAGATCAGCGAAGATCTTAAACAATCCAAGATCTCCGAAACCTCTGGTAAGATTGAGAAGTTCAAAGAAGCACTTGAGAAACTGGAGGGGGATCAAAAGGAAGTTAATAAGGTTCTTTCTGAAAAGAAAGAGATCTTAGATTCTATCAGCGAAGTGCAATCTAAAATTAGAGAGTGCTTCAAAGAAGTAGAATGGAACGAGAAGCGTGTTGCTGATACTCTTGCTGAGATTGGAGCAATCAACTCAAATGATTCTCTTATTGTGGATGAAACTGAGAAGACCAAAACTCTGATTGAGCAGGGCAAGTCACAAGAATTGCAGCGTCGTCAGATTGCCAAGAGAAATACTGAACTTAAAATTATTGCTGAGATCCTCAAAGATGGTGGAGTCAAATCCAGCATCATCAGAAAGTATCTTCCTGTGATGAACACGTTGATCAATAAGTATCTTCAAGAACTTGAGTTCTATGTTAACTTCAATCTTGATGATACGTTCAACGAAACAATCAAGTCACGATTTAGAGATGAGTTCTCTTATGCTTCTTTCTCTGAAGGTGAGAAGATGAGGATTGACCTGGCACTTCTATTCACTTGGAGAGAGGTTGCTAAACTGAAGAACTCAGTCAATACCAACATTCTTATCTTGGACGAAATTTTTGATAGTTCGCTAGATAGTAGTGGAACTGCTGATTTCATTAACATTCTCAGAACTGTTACCGATGGTAACAATGTGTTTGTGATCTCACACAAAGAGGACATGCTGCACGATAAGTTTGATAATGTGATACAGTTCAAGAAGGTCAAAAACTTTTCTAAACCATTCCAGACCAATGGCACAACTACCGAACTGGCAACACCACAGTAAGAAAGACAAGAACGGCAAGGGGACTTGCAAAGGAAGAATCCGTGCAAGCAAACAGTCCCTCAGGCACTTGAAGAACTGTCACAAGACCTCCCGTAAAGGGGGGTCTTTTTTTGTAGGATACGTTCATCACTGAAACGGTCCCATGAACTTTGAAATCAAAGACACTCTCGCCCGCCTGCTTGCTACCGAGAACTTGATCGTTGAGCACCGCAAGGTTTCTACTGCATCTTTTGATGTGGAGAAGCGTGTGCTGACTCTGCCTATGTGGGAGAAAGCATCCAACCGTGTGTATGATTTGCTTGTTGGTCATGAGGTTGGTCATGCTCTTTACACTCCTAACCTCAACTGGAAAGTTGATGACTATGCTTGTGTCCCCATCTCCTTTGTTAACGTTGTTGAGGATGCTCGCATTGAGAAACTAATGAAGCGTCGTTATGCAGGTCTGGGTAAAACTTTTTACAAAGGTTATCAAGAACTTCATGACCAAGATTTCTTCTCTCTTGATGGTGAAGATATCAACAGCATGTCGTTTATTGACCGCATCAATCTCTACTACAAAATTGGTGCGTATCATGTATTCAAGTTTTCTGAAGAAGAGAAACCTTTTGTTCATCGTGTGGGTCAATCAGAAACTTTTGATGAAGTCCTTGACATCAGCAAAGACATTTATTTGTACCTGAAAGAGAAAGAAGACAATGCTAAGAAAGAGAAATTTGACAGCAAAGATCTGCAGCAAGGTCAAGGGCAAGAACAGCAAAACAAAACTGTAGATATCGAACCCTCGGACGAAGGCGACGGTGCCCCTGGAGACGCTCCTGGAGACGCCTCAGAGGGCGATGAAGAGTCCTTTGGGGGTCATGGTGGCGGAGAAGAGTTTATTCCTGATGAGTTTGAATCTTCTACTGATTCTGCGTTTACTGAAAACCAACAAGATCTGATCAATCACAGTTCATTCGAAACTGTCTATCTGAAGATTCCTGCAAAGATTGATCTTGATCGCATTGTGATTGATTGTGCTTGGATTCAAAATATGATGTCTGAGTACTATGTAAACGAGAGTGTTTTCAATCACACTCGTTGGGAATCTGAACACCTCAAGCACACTGATGCAGAATATGTTTCTTACAAAAAGGATGCTGCTAAGGGTGTGAACTATCTCGTTAAGGAGTTTGAGATGAAGAAATCTGCTGCAGCATATTCTCGTGCTGCAGTATCTAAAACTGGATCTCTTGATACGACCAAACTTCATAACTACAAGTTCAGTGAAGACATCTTTAAAAAGATTACTGTCCTTCCTGAAGGTAAGAACCATGGTCTTGTTTTTATTCTTGACTGGTCTGGTTCTATGTCTAACGTGATGTTGGATACGGTTAAGCAACTTCTTAACCTTATTTGGTTCTGCCGAAAGGTAAACATTCCTTTTGAGGTTTATGCATTTACCTACGAGTTCCCTCCTCAAGATTCTGATTTTGATGAGGACAATCATCTTTGTGAGGTTCAAGAACTTGCTGAGAATGAAATGTATTTGAACAAATCATTCCGTTTGTTGAATCTTCTTTCTCACAAAAGGTCTAGTTCTGACTTTGAAAAGGATTGCCGTAACATCTGGCGTCTTGCTTACAATGTTCGTAACCATTGGGGTAGTGCAATGATTCCTCCTGGGTTCTCTCTTTCTGGAACTCCTCTTAACGAAAGCATCGTTACTCTCCATCACCTCCTTCCTAAGTTCATTAAGGAAACTGGTGTCGATAAGGTCAACACGGTATTTCTTACCGATGGTGAATCTAACACTATCGGTAGGGTTGTTGAATTGAAGAACAAGTACAGCGAGGTTCTTGGTCGCTATGGAAAGATTTCTATTGGAACTCATTGTCAACTTCGTGATACTGAAATTGGTGCGACCTACCCACAATTCAACAATTACAATTGGTACAATGGAACCACGAATATTCTCATGAGGAATCTTAAAGACAAGTTCCCCAACATCAACTTTATTTCTTATCGTGTAGTTGAAGGTAAAGATGTGTCGAATGTTTTTAATTACTACACGGGTGTTTATACTGATATCAACAAAAAGCAATGGTCTAAAGAGAAATCTGCTATATTAAATACTAGTGGTTATGATGTCATGTATGCCATTGCTTCATCTAGTTTGAATCAATCAAGTGACTTCACTGTTGCTGAAGATGCTACTAAGGCACAGATTCGTGCAGCATTTAAGAAGTCACTAAAGTCCAAGGCAGCAAACAAGAAGATCCTTTCTTCTTTTGCGACTATGGTCGCTTGAAAAACTGGCACAAGATCGGATTTTTTCCGATCATCCCCCCCTATACTAACTTTGTTATTGATTCCCATCGCAATGCCTCGCATGTCTAACCTCAACGTCAAAGAAGTCACTCACTACCTGACTGAAAACTATGGCACTCAAGTGAACACCGAGGCAGTTCTTGCTGCTGCTGATGTGTTTGATGTCTCCTATCCTACCATTTGCAAACGTCTTGAGATGTACAAAACTGGTCGTGGCAAGTGGGACCTGACTGTTCAAGAAGTTCGTGAAAAACTTGAAGATCAAGTTCGCGTTACCGAACGGGAAGATATCGACCTCGTTCCTAGTAAGGATGACACTTTCATCCCGTTCGGGAACTTTACTGATGTCAAAAAGATTATCAAATCTGGTATCTTCTATCCATGCTTTATCACTGGTCTCTCTGGTAACGGCAAGACCTTTGGTGTTGAACAAGCATGTTCTCAACTGAATCGTGAAATGATTCGTGTAAACATTACTATTGAAACTGATGAAGATGACCTCATCGGCGGTTTCCGCCTTGTG